TGAAGGAAACCGTATCGGAGTTCACCTTTCCGTAGTAGTCCGACAGGTCCACCGGGTCCGTGGTCTTGTAGGAAACAGAAATTTCCTCGTCAAAGTAATCCTTCTTGAGGGTCGGGGAGAAACTTTGGCCTGCCGAGTTCGTGACCGGCGCACCATTCATGTCTACATAGGCGTCCTGGGTGTACTTACTTCCACTGAAGGAAATCGAGATTGCCCACTTGTCGGCTTGTTGTATCGTGATGGTTCGGACATATTCGACTTGAACGGAGAAAAGAAAAGGATTTTCGGCAACCCGCTGGGGAAGTAAGTGGGTGCAAAGCATCCAGGGCAACCCGCCCACCGTGTAATACGCTCCGGCAACTGGCAATCCACTGGCAAACTGGGCCTCTGTTGCCGTCACTTCTACGGTGTCTGATAGAACAAACCATGTCTGGGTGATGTGCTGGGTGATGCTCAAATCACTCGGATTTACCGTAGTCTCCGACTGGTCAAGTTTTTGGATGTCTAACCATACTGATGTAAACGACATGTCAGTATGTATGTTCCAGTTAGTTTATATCAACGATCTGGTTTTGGGCTTGGTTCGCTTGGTTCATCATGCGAATCCACCAGAAATATCGACAACCTGATAACGCTCTGTGGCCCGTTGGCTTAACTTCCTACGATGTTCAGGCGAGAATATGCGACCCTTTAACGCTCTACTAATCCTTTGCCCGGTTTCAGGTGCCATTGCCCTTCTACGGCGTGCTTCGCAAAGGTTCTGGCGGTGTTCATCGGAAAATGTCTTTCCCTTTTTTGTGCGGCTCATCTTTTGACGTGTTTCCGCTGTATGCTTGCGGTTTTCGGCGAACGGAGAAATGTTATATCCGTATCGGCGGTCAAGGCATCTGGTGTTATCAAGATACCATTGTTCGACCGTCATCACATTGCTATTATCAACAATCTCAATTATTTGAAACTTAAAGGAATCGGCACCATATTTATTCCATGCCATTTGTAGATGTTCATTCGGGTGTGTTTGGGATTTTAACTTGCAACGGTGTTCCCTCCACCGTTTGACAATATCCATTGAACTACCAATGTAAAACTTTCCGTTTTCCCTGTTCCTAATCCAATAAATGCCGCTTGTCATTCAATAGTTTAGTATTTTGATTAGGCAAATCAAACGCTGATGTCAACAACTTGATTCATCTGCTGATTAGCGGTCGAACCAAAGTTGTAAAGTTGCTGCAACCACTTCGCCATCTGATCGGTGTTTTGCTTGATGTCCTGTTGAACTTTGATTTTCGGGTCCGTCGCCTGGGTCACTCGGCCGACGTTGAAATCAAAGCGGCGCACTTCGGCGGCTCCGGCGTTGTCGTGGGTTTCGTGGGTTGCTGCCAGTTCCTTTTCGGCCTGACCGATTGCCCGTCCTGCCGTTTCCTTGTCAATGGCGTCATGGAAGTACAAGTTCCTGATCTGCTGTAACTTCTCCTGGTACTTCTCCAGGGGAGTCATGGATTCCTCGGTTAGCTTCTGTCCTTCCTCCATCAACTGCTTACGGGCCTCATTTGATGCCTCGGCTGCCTTCTGCTGGGCCTCGTACTTGGCAATCTCGTCGTCCTTCTGGGCGGCATCCAGGTCACTTTGGAATTTGGCGTTTGCGGCGGCAATTTTATTTTGAGCGGTGGCGGCAACCTTGGCTTGATTTTCCCGGTCATCGGCTCCAAAGGTCTTGGATTCTTCTTCCGCCTTTTTCTTGATCGCCTGCAACTTCTCTTGTAAGGCATGTTCTAACTGCATCTGTTGGGCTTCCAGGTGCTTCCCTTGGGTTTCAAGGGCCTGTTCCTGGGCCTCGGCAGTTGTGTCAGAAATCTCCTTGGCGTCCCTCTCGGCATCCTCTTTGTGCTTCTCGGAAAATTCACGGGAAATTCGATCTTCTTCGGCCACTTTTTCGGTGGCGTTCGCTATCCCGGCCTGACGTTGGCGTTCGGCATATTCGGCGTTGATTTTCGTCTCGGCATCCTGACGGTCACGTTCGGCCATTGCCGTGATGTTGGCCAGGGTTTGCATGTGTACCTCACGCTCCTGGTCGGTCTGATCTCCCTTTGGGCTTTGCTGGTAGTCCTTCTGGGCCTTTCTGGCGGCATCAATTCCGCCTTGGGCGTCTTCCCTGATCTTCTTTAACTTCTCCTGATGCTCACGCTCGATTTGTTCCGATTGGGCGGCGGCTGCATGGTCGGCCTGTTCATCCGCTGCCTTGCGCTGGGTAAGCTCGTCCTTTGCATCCGTGTTTGTCAGGTTGGCGTGGTTGATCCGGTGGGCAATTTCTTCCATGAAGTCGGCGTATTCCCGTGCCGAGTCCTTCAAGGTCTGGAAGATGGCCTTTTGACTCTTGAGGGTTTCGTCCAGGGCTTTGGCCTGGGTGTTGGCGTTCTCCAGGTCTTGACCTTCATTGGTGAACAATTCCCTGATGGCCCTTCCTGCCTGCCAGAATTGGCCGACGATGGGGACGGATGAAATCAACTTCTCGGTTAGTTCGCCTGCCGACAACTTGCCTGATTGAAACTGGTCTTTCAGGTTTTTGGCTTCCTCGGCCATGTGCTTGATGGCGTCGGCTGCTCCGGTCAAACCTCCCAGCATTCGGCCGCCACCACCGGCGATAACGTCCGTGGCCTCTCCAAGCGCCGATCTCTTGCCAAGGGATTCCCTCAACTTGTCGAAAACGTCGGCTCCGGCCGTTCCTCGTTTCAGGTGGTCTACTTGATCCTTGATTTTGGAAATGTCGCTGCCGACTTGTTTTGCCGATGAGGAAAACTTGGCCGAATTGCCTTCGATGTCAATGGAGATTTTGCCGACCGATCCCATTTACTTCCTTCGTTTCCTCATGGCATCCCGCATTTGCTCCGGGGTCTGCAATACTTCCTCAACTTCTTCTTCTCGGTACTGTTCGCCCCACTTCGGAATGAAGTCCATTGCTGACAGAATTTCGTTACTGTTCCGATCCCGGTGATAGTTGAAAAACAACGAACATAGCTTTCCTATGGCAAGCTCCATTCTCCAGGTCGAGTCAATCGGGTCTATACGATCCCTTGCAATAATCTCCGTGAGTTCCGGGGAAGAATGTCTTTCCAGAAACTCATTTACGGTCAACCCCTTTTTGTCCGCTGCCTTGTGCCAAAGCATCCGGTTCGGCAGCGTCAAGAGTTTTTTATTGACGTGTCCAGGTCTTCTTTCCTGATCCCGTTTTGCTTGGCTGCCTTGTCAAAAAGTCGGCCAATTACCTTGGATGATTTTCCTCTGAGTATCCCAAGGTCGGAATCGGAAAAAACTCGTTCTCCGTTTTCATCTACAATCGTATGCAAGAGAAGTGATTCCCAATATTCGTCAATCACCTTCCGGGTTCCAGGTGCCGAGTAAGCAAGGGCCTCCCACTTGTCACGCTCGATACCGTTCATGGTCTTGATGTAAACTTGGCAACCCCATTCCGGCACTTCGACGGGTTCACTCTTGAGGTCTTGGGCCGATTGGATTTGATCTTTTAGACTCATATTAGCTGCCTGCAATGAATGACAGTGCGCCGGAAACGCAAATCTTCGCCTTCACTTTCATGGCGTCCTTGATTGGAGTATCCTTTGAGAGTTCTTTCAGGAATCCGTAGAACAAATCAACGTCTCCGGCACTCGCCTGGGTTCCAGTCAATGGGTAAGTGACTTTCCAGTATCCTGGTACTCCAAGGAAACCTTCAAGAGTGGCTCGGGTGCCTGAAATATAGGTGATGGTAAGGTCCAGGTCACCCACTTCCTGCCAACCGGGAATTCTTTCAACTACGGCGGCGGTGTTGTCGGAGCGATAAACCTTAACTTCATCAACTTGTTCCATTGGCGGGGTGATTTCCAGCACTTCGGCAACTGCGGTGTAACTTCCACCGATGGTTGAAGAATGTGAAAGGGCAATTCCGAATCCAATTTTCGTCAGCGTTTGAGACATAATACCTTTTGCAAAAAGACAAGGTATCTATGTCTTCACGGCCCAATTATGTGAGCGAGTACCAACAAGTCATGGAGACTTCGCAAATGTAGTAAAGAATCCTTTCACTCTCTTGTTCGGTCTGTACGTTGTCAGAAAACCCGTCGTCTTTGAGGAACATTCCTTGAACTTGGATTGAATCGGTCCTGATCTGGTATCCTTCCAGGGCGTTGTAAATTGTCCTGGCAAGGGTCTGGGCCTGTCCGTAGGTCGGGGAAATGGCCGCAACTATGAAATCACAACTTTCCAAACCCGTGGGGCCGTCACTGGCAATCTGGGGGGAAACATTCTCCACTTTGTAAACAGCCAAAGGGTAAACCTTGTCGGCCGACAGGTTGTATTCCGGGTAAACTCTGTTCCCGATTAAATTGGTAACATCACTGTCCGTTGTGAGTACCGATACGATCTGCTCTTGAATGGTCATTTTGCCCCTTGGGTTGCGTCTTCAATCTGCTGCTGCCACGATTCAATCGTTGTGGAAATCGCCTGCTCTCCGGTCTGCTCGAATGCTTTCTTGAGGAAATGTTGGCCGGGGATTTTCTTCCTGATGGCGTTCTTCCCGGTGACTGATGGCCTCGTGCTGTAACCGTATTCGATGAAACTGGAATAGAAAGCTTCTCCGGTGAAGTCTTTCGCTGCTGCTCCCACTGACAGAGCGGCCTTTCCCTTACCTCCCTTTTTGTTCCTGACTTTGAGGTTTCGTTTCAGTCGTCCAGTACGCTCGGGGGCGTCTGCTTTGGCGGCGGCAAGTACAACCTTTGCTCCCTGCCTGAGTCCCTTTCTGAGAATCGAGCGGGAAACTTTGTCATCAAGTTCTTTGAGGGCCTGTTGTACTTGCTGAATTCCCTTGGCTTCGATCATGCTGGTATCTATTCAGCACAAAATCAATAACCCGGTCGGGGTCATCCCAAGCGTTCTCGATAAAGGTGATTCGGTCGTTCACCAGTTTCATCCTGGGCACAAGATTTCTTGAGCGGTGCTTGTCTTCTCGAAACAAAACCATTTTGGTGCCGACCGTGCTTGCCAAATGGGAAGCGCCGGAATCGGTGCCGACATAAAGTGTTCCAGGTCGTTGGAGCAATTCGATAGCGGCCGACGTGTCCTTTCCAGTTCGCAAAACCTGCCCTTCCAGGTCGTGGGACGTTCCATCGGCTCCAAGGACGGCAAAAGTGATTCCGTGGCTTCTGAGGGCATTTGTAAGGGCCTGCCAGTGCTTCCAGTTCCTTTCGGGAAACAAACCTCTGCTCCTGACTCCCAACAACACGTCGGCCGTCAATCCTCGGCGGGTCGGTCGAAAAGGAATACGTATTTCTGGGTGAATGACGGCTAATTCCTGCTCCGGGGTCAAGCGGCCTGATGGAATGGGGATTGCCTGGGGGTATCGGGCAAGGATGTCGTTCCAGGGGAAGGAATGGGCGTGCATGGTGGCAACCCGTTCCAGGTCGGTCATGGGGTCGGTCCAGTCGGTGCAAAATTCATCGGCCGACGGGAAAAGAATTTCTTCTCCTGGCCTGCAACAAACGATCTTTCGGGCGGCTCGATTGAAGTGGACGATTCGCAGGTGGGTCATGCACAAATGACCGAATTCCCCAACAAAGGGAAGGAATACAGCGGTCTTCCCTGCCCCAAGGTCGAGACGCTCGAATATCGCCCGGATGTCGTGGGGGATTTCGGTGCTTGGCTTCGCCAGTCCCTTGGAAACCCATTCTTGACCAAAGTGCTGGGGTAGGTCGTAAACCTGGCCTTGAATGAAAAGTTTGGCCGGGGTGGCGATGTTCTCAAGGATTTCGACAATCACAATTTGATTTCAGTAACCATGATGTCCAAGCTGATGTGGCGCTCGTCCCGGTCGTTCATTTGCTGAATGGTGAAGTAACGGCAGGGGGAAGCGGAATCCACCATTGCCGAAAAGGTCGTGTCGTCCAGTCCAGCAAAGGGTGTAACCGGCCTCCCGCTGGGTTTTCACGCTGCAATCGGCCATGGAATCTGCTCCACGACATCCTTGTGTGGATAAAGTCGCGCGTTTTCTCGTTCGATCC